CCCACCCATGAAAATCTTGAAGAATATCGCAAGGCAAAAGAGTTCTTAGCAAAACAGCAATCGGTTAATATGTATTCTGGTGGTGAATCTTCGGGGGGACCACTTGAAAAGGTAAAGGAACAGGTTGAGACAATAGCATCACTGAATGAACAATTAAAGACGGAAAAGGAGAATCTTGAACAGATTAACATTGCCGACAAGAAAGGATTAGCGACACAACTTCAGGTTATTGATGCTCTACAAAAGAGAATAGATCAGTTATCCAAGTTACCTGAAACACGGAAGGATAACCCGCTTATTGAGAAGTTATCCGTCCCTAAAGGATATACAGAAGAAAACTTTAATCCGTGGGAAAAGCTTTGGGATGACTATAAAGATTTTCAGAAGATACAGAATAAACTTGCCGACGCTCCAAAATTTACGAAGCCCATAGAAGACATGACCAATGCCCTGATGCTTCAAAACGAGGCTATCAACATACTTACTAATTCTTTTGATACCCTCTTCACTTCTACCGAGAACGGTTTTCAGAACATGGTTGAGACTATGATAGATGGAATGAAGCGATTAGTGGCGGAATATCTTGCAAAAGCTGTCATATTCGGACTTATAAGGGCTTTATTCCCAGGTCCAGGGTTAGCTGTTATGGCAACACAGAATCTTTGGAATATGGGACTTGGCGGGAAAGCGACGGGCGGGCTTGGTGGATTTCAGAGTCAACCACTGAATGTAAATGTAGTTGGATCAATAAAAGGGAAAGATATAGCACTGGCACTTAGAAGAAATGGCTGAGAGGTGGAGAATAGAATTTTCTGACTTGCAAAAAGTCGAGTGGCGGATCTCAATAGAGGACCCGGACTTCACGGGTGACTATACTCTATTGAAAGCCACTGGCAACCCGCTTAATTTTGCTTACGACAACGAGTCAGATGATGTATTCGACCCGATGCGTCCGAGCAGGGCCACGTTTGAAGTCTATTCTGAAACGAACTTTGCACTCCTTGATCTTTACTCTGTCGAGGATATGCACTATCCGGTTAATATTTATTGTAACGAGGCGTTATACTGGACAGGGTATATTGAGACACAGAACTACGAGGAAGTATATGAGCCGGTTCCTTATGCCGTTTCAATCACAGCTACTGACGGGCTTTCAATACTTGAAAACATACTATTTGCTGACAACATAGCTTATAGCGAGGGAGAGGAAACCATAACCTATTATAACGGGCATGAACTTGAATCGGCTATCATCCTTGATATACTGGCAGAGATAGGATTCACGGAGTTTAAAGAGTATGTCAATATCTACGAGGACGATATGGTTTCTACGGCTTCAGACAGCCCCTTTGACCAGATAAAGATTGACAGGGATGTGTTTAAGGATTATTATTGTTATGAGGTCTTATCTGAGTTACTAAGGAAATATAACGCTATCATACGTCAAAAAGACGGGGTGTTCTGTATTGTCCGGCCTGCGGAGTTATTAGATACTACTGTTTATGGCAGGTGGTTCACGGGTGACACAACAAAGACGGCTATTACTCTTAACCCTGACCAATTCTTAAAAAGGAAAAACACACACCCTTCAGCAAGGAGGATTCAGTTACCGGGGGGAAGGCTAATGATAGCTCCTCCGGCAAAGAAAGTGTCATCCTATCAGGATTACGGCAACCGGCAGTCATGGATAGATAATTATGATTTTGATTCTGATTCATGGAACGGAACAGACTTCCAATTCTGGACTAAATCGGCATCAAGTCTAATCTGTCACATAGGACAGATAGTGCCGGGGGAAAAGGCCGGGGTTTACCTATATAACCGTAACACCTATCCGACATTAGCCTATTATATCTATCAATCATTCGGTACTGAGGCGATAATATCTACTTATGATATTTTCAATTTCGAGTTTGACTTTATGACAGTCAATAACGAAATAATTGCTAAAACAGGGGTTAAATTTTATGTGCGGATAAAATGTGATGATGCAAATTATTGGCTTGTTGAAAAAGATGATACCGAAGCGATATGGCAAAATACCGCAGGACTGATAACTGTTGAAACAGACGCCCCCCTGGGGTTTAGTTCATGGAGTACATGGAGAAGGACAATAACAGGGCTTCCGGCTGCCGGTTCATATACCATTTACATCTATAATTCTGATTATACAGATAATGTCAGGGTGGGCGTAAAGAATGTAAAATTTTATGCAACATCTGATGAGATACTCGTAAAAACCCGTAAGCATAAAGGGCCATTTAAGAAACTTGGGGAATGGGTCTTGATGAATAACCCATTTGGAAAAGATCCTACAGCAAAACTTGTACAGGTAAGTAGGTTAGATTTTGACGAGATTACCGAATCCGAATATCATGTTTACAATGGCATAGTAGGTAATGACCGGGCATATAATTATGTGCTTGGCGATGTGGTAGATGCTGATATGGACAATACCATCTCTCAGTGCAAAGGTGCGTTAGGTGTAATGAAAAGAGTTAATGGTTACAGGGTTGACACTATCATACTGACTGGTACGACAGGGGCTTGTGATATAATAGTCGGTGGTCTTTCGGATACAGCTATCTTCTCTGGTGATCTCTCCGATACAGCAGCAGATTTTGTAACAAACAATGTACTGGCTTTTGACTCTATAGGCATAACACTTACATCAGCCGGCAGTCATCTTATTTTCACAAGTAAAGTATTAGGGGCAGATTTTGAAGGTGACACAAGTATTGTAAACGTATCCGGCAATCTTTTTGGTACAATTACTTATACTACCCCTGCTTATTCAGAGACTTTAGAGCCTTCAGATAAATGGAACTTCAGGGGAGAATCGAATTATAAACCTCTTTTACATCATATAGCTGATGAGATAGCCTTAGAATACAGCAAACCCCGGCAACTTATTCAAATGCCACTTCTGGAAACGGCACAGGGTGTTCAAATAGATGTGATAGGCAATTTTCAGGATGACATAAATACTTCAGGCGGGGAAACGAGGGTATTCGTACTTAACAGGGCTGAGTTCGATGTTCGCAAAAGGAGATGGGAGGCTGACCTGCACGAGATAGGTACACGGACGGCAGAGGAGGAAGATGGCGAGGGGGGAAGCACCACGGCAGACAGCACGGTAATAACAGTTGATGATGATACAATTTTAGTTGATACGATATGAAGAAATTACTTTTTTTACTTGTAATAATTACAGCTTGTCAGAGGGATATAGTACCTATTAAGAGCAGGTCGGCAAGCGTAGCCCTCACAGATGTTAATATAGGCACGACAGCCAATGACGGGACGGGGGACGCTCTTAGGACGGCATTCCAGAAAGTCAATGCGAACAACGCTTTGATTGAAGCAGCTTTTGCCACGGTTCCAACGGTGACAGAGATGCGGGACGCTATTGCTGACTCTAACCAGTATAACAAAGAGCAGGCAGTACCTATTTCAACCCTTGCCTTTATGCAAGCCGATTCAAATAGTTATGGCGGGGCAATGACATACAACGGGGTTGTCAACTATGTCGCAGCCAACGGAGGAACAGGCGGGGGCGGGGGTTACAAGTGGACAGAGTTTATAGTAGGTACTACAACGGGCGCACCGGCCAATGCTGATACTGCCTTTACAATAGCGGGCATGGCAGGTGATGTTATGGAGCTTTGGAGGGGAACTACGGCGGACCTGCATAAACAATGGTTGAATGAGACAGCCACTAACGGGAAGACGGGTTATAGATATAATTCTTCAGGTACTATTGTTGTCCGTCCCGCCTGGGCTACTTCAGACAGGGCATATATCAAAGCGGTTCCGACTTCAGGGGTGAGTAAGATAACTCTTTCAGGAGGGACTTCATCGCTCATTACAGGACTCAGAGCGGGATGGAAGATGGACGAGACTTCAGGGACACAGGTTAATGATGTGCTTTCTACCTATACGGGAACGACTAACGCCACAATAGGACGGGCAGGAATGAGGGGCTACGCAGAGACATTTGACGGCACGGATGATTATGTAAATTTAGGGCAAACGGTAGGCGATGTTGGTACAAATGACTTTAGCCTAACGGGGTGGATATATCTCACTGCATGGGCTACGAATTATAACTCCGCAGGGATAGCAGGTAATTGGGGTGACTCTCCGTATTTTTATGTAGGTGTTTATACCGAAACAGGAGATAGTGAAAATCATAAAATAAGGGCTGTCGTAAATTTTGCAGGGAGTAATCAGAATATTTATTCCAACTCAGCAATTACGCTTAATACTTGGACTCACGTGGCTATTGTGGCAGACAGATCCGGAAACCTGACAATGTATGTTAACGGTGTGGCTCAGACGGACACGGAGGACATATCGGCACACTCTGCGGTAGATGTTACG